CCGTTAGCGGAAGCCGCTGTTGTTCTTGCGTTAGCAATAGTACCTGTAGAAATCGCAGTGGCATTAAGAGCCGTTAGGGCTGAACCGTTTGCTGTAATAACGTTTGCAGTAAAATTACCTGAAGCGTCTCTAGCCACAATAGTTGAAGCACCGTTAGCTGAAGCTGCTGTTGTTCTTGCATTATCAATAGTACCTGTAGAAATCGCAGTGGCATTAAGAGCCGTTAGGGCTGAACCGTTTGCTGTAATAACGTTTGCAGTAAAGTTACCACTTGCATCGCGAGCCACAATAGTTGAAGCACCGTTAGCTGAAGCCGCAGTTGTTCTTGCATTATCAATAGTACCTGTAGATATGGATGTGCCGTTTAGGGCGGTTATGTTTGCGCCTGAAAAGGTTGCTGAGTTAGAACCTGTACCACCATTAGCTACTGGAAGAACACCAGTCACGTTTGACTGTAAGTTAGCGTATGTCGTAGATGTTGAGCCTGTACCACCTGAAGCAATCGGTAGCGCTGAACCCAAAGTCAATGAACTTAAATGTGTAATTGCATCCACGACGTTTGTGCCGTTGTTATACACATACATGGTCTTACCAGCTGGAACTGCAATACCTGTGCCGCCAGAGTTTTTAACTGTAATGGCATCGGCGCAACCGTTGTTAACAATATAAACTTTTTCAATAGCGGGGACTATCAAGTTCTGAGCACCACCAGATGTACCTGTTAGGTTTAAACGTAGATTACGTGCTGTTTGAGAAGAGTTAGCATCTGTAAGAGTTAATGTTACAGTGCCGCTAGCAAAGGTTACGTCGGCTGAGCCAACGATGGCTTCTTCAAGAGCAGTGCCTAAGTTTACGTTTGTTACGTTACCCCACGTACCTGAGTTCTCACCCGTGGCCATGAGCTGAATTTTTAATGATGAATATGTACTTGCCATTTATTACTCCTAAGCCGCTATGGGCACCCAGTTTGGTGTTTGTGATGTATCTATCAAGCCCCAGACCAAAGGTCTAGCTACTCGACCAGTAGCACTTACGCCCGTTAATATTACAGTAGCTTTACCACTTATGGCAACACTACCTAAAGAAATTGTTCCTAATACCCCTGTAACTACTGCGTTAGCATCAGCATTGACTTCTTCTTCGCCTAGTCCTACAGTACCTGCTACTCCAGTAACGTTAACTACAGCTTTACCAGCAACAGCCGCTGTACCTAATATGCCAGTACCAAAGACACCTGTTGGGAATACATTAGCTTTGGCGTCAACCTCTTCTACGCCTAATTGGCCTGTAGCTTGAACTCCGCTAACGACTACATTTGCTTTGCCTAAAACTGCTGCTGTTCCTACTTGACCTACACCAGCTACACCTGTTACAGATACGTTAGCCTTGGCAGCTACCGCTGCATCACCTATTTGACCTACACCAGTTATTTCAGTCGGGAATACATTAGCACTACCAGATACTTCTTCTACACCTAGCTGTCCTACGCCTTCTACGCCAGTAACAAGTACTTTATTAATAGACCTTGCGTCTACAGTACCGATAGCGCCGCTAGCTTCAACCCCAGTAGGTACAGCGTTTGCTTGGCCTGTAACATTTACAGAACCAAGAGCTACAGAAGCATTTAATCCAGTTACAACAGCATTAGCGTCAGCGTCTGTGTCTACACTGCCTAAAAAAGCCGCTAGCCCAAACCCAGTTACGCTAATAGTGTTATTAGTAACTAAAGCTATTTGACCTATAAGGACAGTAGCAGCTTCACCAACTACACCATGATTAGAATCTGCGTCGACCGCTACACCTGTTTCAATTGCACCTAGTGCTGTTTCTCCTGTTAAAACAACTCTTGCCTTACCATCTACTTCTAGTGTGCCAGGAGAAACAATTGCATCTACACCCGTGACAACTCCTGTAGCTCCAGCAGCTACTACAACTGAACCTACAGAACCAGACGCAGCTACACCGTCAACTGTAACTTCTAATACATCAGCCCCCCAGGCGCCACGCGACCAGGGACCACTACCCCATCCAACATACTCAATAGATGAGGGCATAACTTAATTAAGCTATGCGGATAATAGCGTTAGATGCGTCAAATGCTGGGAAAATGATTGTGAAGTCACCTGCAGTAGATGTTTTGTCACCACCAAAGTCCAATACACAAACAGCCGCATTAGTCAACGCTGAGTTAGCATTGTCGTTAGCAGAAGGTGTTGTGTTGTAAATCAACGCGCCACGAGCTGTTGTAGTAACGTTTGAAAACACTAAATCGCTAAAATCAGTAAAGCCTGTACCAGCAGTAGCGTTAGTATTTGTTGTACCAACACCAATGTTAGTCAAAGCTAAACCACCAGCAGTAACGCCAGTAGCCTCATTTGAAGCTGAGTAGGTAGTTGTATTAGCATCTAGTGAAGCTGAAGATGTATACAAAGCTAATTTAAAAGTGTCTGCACCTGCTTGTGCTGAAGGACGGAAATCGTGAACACCTAACAAAAGCTGAGCTTTGAAAGACGTACACATTGCTTGAGTAATAGCCATTTAAGGACTCCTTAATCTTTTAATAAAATAGTTAACTCAGGATGACCAGCTTCTCTTAAACGATTAGCAATGGTCGTACGGTCTGAGCGGACCGCTTGTTGCAAATACTGCAATAAAACAACACGTAAGTTGTTTTTAAATGCTTCTGCCTGGTCACGAATCACTGGGTGAGACTTTGACCCAACATAAACAATCTTGTCTAGCGCCATTTCGGCTAACTCTTCTGGGGTAAAACCACGCCCAGATGTTGAAAGCACTGAAACATTGCCGCCTATGAAGCCGTCTACTGTATCTAAATTCATCGTACTGGTATCCTTGCTTGCATAGTTCTATATGTATCTTGACGGTCTTTGCCTTCGCCAAGCTGTTTCAACTGTAGCATTGCGTCGGTATAACGCGCTGTGTAGTTTTGAAGTACGTCAGGCTCGCCTTTCATGAAAGTATATGCTTCCAAGAGAGAACCGTAAAGTAAAACAGAATCAAAGTTATCGCCCAACCATGAAGTGCCGCTAGGTGAATTTACAATAGAAATTGGGTAGTAGAAGTAATGCAACTCCATGTTGTAATCAACGTTAGGAGTTGGTCCTAAAATAAACGTTGTGCTGTCAAATATAGCGTAATGAGCTGGTAGGCCAGTTGCTGTCGGCGTTGGATAAGCTTCTCTAATAAACTCTACGTCTTTGTTTAGCAAGTAAGATTGCGCACCTGTTACGGGGTCAATCGCGGCTAAAGAAAACGTTGCCAACCAATCTGAAGGCACGTTTAGAAATCTATTACCAGTTGTAGCCTGCCCCGTTACGTTCTTACGAAAGTTTGGAAGCTGAACTGAGTTAAAAATACGCTGTTCGGCTTGGTAAATAAAAGTGTTAATTTGGGTAGTGCCGCTAACTGTAGTCGTGCCTGTGCCCGCCGTATCGGTCCAGTCCTGATTAGGAAAGTCGTTTTCGACGTAACTTTTAATTAATCCAAACAGCGATGTATAGTTCATTAGGGTTTACCCTTAAGCCATTGGACCGCGTGCTTTAGTGCCTTTAGTAGCCGCACCTGTGCCACGAATCTTCATTTCGCCGTGTTTATTATCAGGAGCATAGTTGCCCTTGCTAAACCCACCAACAGACATATTAACCTGGTCAACACCATTGCCTGGTTTAGTTACTGCATCTTTAGCAGTTGTAATTTTCTTACCGTCCATAGTATGTGGTCCCGCATAAACTTCAGCAGGTCCTACTTCTTTACCGCCTTGTTTCATTGAATACTTAGCCATGATTAACCTCGCTTTTGAGCAGCGACTTTAGCTAAGCCACGACCCATAGTTTTCATATCAATGTTGCGTTTACCGCCACCTGAAGTCTTTGTGCCTTTGCCTTTTAGCGCCGCTACTGTTGGACCTGAATCACCTAGGTTTTTACCCTCGGTTTTGCCAGTTTTAGTGATGCCATCTGCGCTTGATTTATAACCCATGATTTACTCCTAAGAAGTTGTTATTGTAACTGTACCAAGTTGTCCTTGCGCTAGCAAGTTATTTGGTGTTAATCCAAAGTCGTTACCCAGTCCAACAGGGTTCCAACCCCATTGTATTTGCCTACTACCTCCACTAGGGAAGCCTATGCCTTGAATACTTGTGCTATCTGTTAATAGTTCTTGCAAACCAGTTGTACCAGAAACCAAATAACTTAAGTCAGGACGTGGTTCTCTAATCGCCTGTGGGTCATTCACAGGATACATACCAAGCTGCAACTGTGGTTGGTCAGGGTCCCAGCAAGACTTGCACACCTTAATCTTAAAAGGCTTGGTCTTGACTGTCTGGGTACGCAACTCACTTAACTTGTAACGCTGGTCACAGCGGTCACATTGGGAAATTGCATTTTTACCTGACGCAAACTTATTAGGCATGCTTACCTGTAATAGAACATGTTACGTGGAACAAATCTTACTGACGCTTTGTCTCTATCCTCAGAAGAAGCTAGGTCCCATTGTTTCTCATAGTCGGCTTGCAACATCATTATTCTGTTCGGGTCAACTTCAGGCTTCTTCATAGACATGTGATACGCCAACCCAGCTACAAAGCACGGTAACAAGCGGAACGGAATGTCTTGCTCATACGTACCACCTGCGCCAGCGTCTTGCATGCGACGTAGTCTGTAATACACAAATGTGTATTGATTGCCTGGCGGGTTAGGTGTAGGCCATAAGTTTACGCACGGCAGGTTCTGTACGGTAATTGCTGCCCCAGTTACATGGGCCGCTGCAGTGGTATTGTTCTGACCACGATAGCAATTAACCAGTTGATTGCCACTAATGTTTGAGTAGCTGATAGTCTCGTTGTCAATCTTAATGAAGCCTACAGAAGCTATATTAGCTGTAGAGCTAAGCGTAATTGTTGTATCAGTAGCACTAATATTGCCGTTTAACGTAACAGTTGTAGCGTTGTCCATGCCTGATTGGCGGTTGACGTACATCTGGATTGGACGTCCAGTTGTTAATTTATTTGGGATTGACATGTAAGTCGGTTCTGCAATGCGGCTGATGTTGATGTCAATCTGGTTAGATGTGCTGCCGTTTTGTGTACGAATAACTGCATCAAGAATGTCAATAGTATCTACAGGCAACGGATAGATAGGCTGCCCAGTCACCATAGGAATAGTCTGTTGCTCAACCGTCCATAGATTAATGCCGCGATTTGCCCACTCAATTGCCATCAAGTTCATTGAACGTCTAGCAGTTTTTAGGTCATAGCCTGTGCGTGACTCTAGACCACAACGCTCGAAAGCTTCTTCAACGATGTTATTTAGGTCTAAATTAAAGGACGTTGTACCTGATGTGCTCATTATTTAACCTTTCGGTACGGCTTTACTTTTTGTTTAACACTCTTAGGCTGGGCTACAAACTGTTTTCCAGCTGCTTTTCCTGCTCGTTTTGCTTTGGTTGTTGCTGCATATTCAGCAGGTGACAACGCTTTGATTGCTTTTTCTGGCAAGTAT